AGCCTATGTGGTGTAGTAATAAGTCGTGGGCTGTTTGCACAGATCCTCCTGTTGCGTACATAGGCAAACCGTGAGTCGTTACATCCTTGCGCATCTCTTCCGTGATGGGGAAGTGGTGAACAGTTTTATACACAGATGGCTCTCTCAGTTCAGCTTCGGCTTTTGCACTGGCTTCATCCATTCCTGATTGAGTTTGGAATATGTTTTGCCATCCTTTTTGCGCGGTTTGATTGAACACTGGTATCTGCGTGACACCAGCCTGCACTCCATATCTTTTACCAAGCTTGTTGAGAGTGTTGGGTACTTTCTTGTCGTAAAACTCATGCATACCCTCACCACCAACTTGAAGATCAAGGCCGCTTAGTTCACGCCAACCATTTTCGTTTAGTTTTTGATTCAATAATTTTTGGGCTGCTTCTTTACCAATATAATTTGGTAATTCAGAGTTTGGTAAGTCGGTTTTTTCTAATATTAAGCGTTCGTCGTGATCAAACGCATGCAAGTTGCCTTTGTCGGGATTTCCAAAATCCATGTGTGTGATACGACCAATTTTTTTGCTAAGGTCATACCGTTTAGCCTGCTCCTGCCCCGGCGTAACGACGATACCTTGGTAGCCATTCTTGGCTGCATGGTGAATTAGGTGCTTCAGCGCCATTTCATGCCAGTTGTTCTTGAATGGGCCGTTGAGTATGCCTATGTTTTCTAACTTAGGCGGTTCTTGGGCATCCATTCTGCCAAGCTGAAAATGAATATTACGTTCCTTGTCTCTCAACTGTTGAGCCATAGGATCATAATAGGATTCAGCAGGCATCGATCTCAATTGTTCTTTGATTTGTTTTAACTCGTTAAAAAGCCCTTGCGCTTTTAATTCTTGCGCCTTTTGATGTTCTTGATTTATTCGTTCTTGTTCTGCTGCTATTTCTGCGTCTGTTTTTCTATATCCTCTATTTTTACCAGCCTGATGCCAATCCGATTGCAACTCTTCAAGATGCAACAGCTTCTCATTGTTTGGCCCTGTGCGATCTTTTAACCGCATGTGGGCTATGATGTTAGGTACGCCAAAATGAGAAGAATTAAAGTTGTTCAAAGAATTCATGCGATCGCGTGGAAGATGCAGCAACATCTCGCGGTAGTTCTCTCCACCGGGTAGCGTGTACTCTGAGTACTGCGGCTGGTCAGCCATGTCACGGTCCATGATGTTTTCACGGGCTACATCTTCCGCATGGTCCCATCTCATCGCCCCGCCATTTCCATGATCTCTATTGAAGATTTCATTGGCAAGTTCCCTAACCTCATCTTCATCTGGCTCACTATGCTTCAAGATCCGCTCTTGTATCTGTGGCGCTTGGCGCACCTGCAGCTCACGTAGCATCTGCTCCTTAGTCAACTTGGGGTGCGCTGCTAGTGCCGTCAGCCCTCGATCCTCTAACTCATCCTTTTTGACGTTAGGCTGCTTCATAAGCTCATTGACGAACGCCTGTCCGGGACCTTCTTTACGCTTGATGTTCTGTGCGCCCTGATCAACTGCGGAAAACAATCCACCCTTTGCCATCTTATGAATGCCTCCACCGGCAGCATAGCTCTCTGCTTTGCCATACTTAGGTCTATATGCCAACACCAACGGGCCAACTTGCAATACATGTTCTGCATGCGTCACAGGCTTCATGGTCTTACGGTCATAAAAGTATCCATGCCGACGAGGGTCGTAACCAATCTGAGCAAAGTCAGGGTGGTTAAGATACTTTCTCATATGCTCCACGGCTTCCTCTTCACCCATGTGGTGCAGCTCGCCTTTAATACGCGCAAATGGCGCTTTGCTTTGATCCCCGGTCGCAACTCTAATTGCTTTCTCAGGGTGCGGATCAAAGTGTGCATTCATAACTGCGGATACCGGGCCATATGCTGTAGGAAACTTACCCTCGCTTCCATGTTCATCGTGAATTGAATTGACCCACACTCCGTGGTGCTCATACGCTGGGATATCTAACCGCAAACCAACCTTGCGACCCGCAGGCCACTTCTCAGCTGCTCTCCACCCAGCCTGCTTATTGGCCATCAGCGCACGTTTAGCATCCTCATCTGTCGCAGGCTTGGGAATAAACTCATAGGGATGTACAGGCTTTTCTTGATGCGCTATAGCGTCATACTCTTCTTTGGTTATTTTGCCTTCTACATATGCCTTAGCGGCCTTTTGGATCTCAGGATGGATACGCTGTAGGTTGGGGTCGTAATGTGTCGGCTTGACTTCAGGCTGGCCGCCGTCTTTATACACCTCTGGCAATCGAGCTGGGGATCGCGTCTTACCCGCCAGCGTATTCTGTGGGGTGACATGAGGCGATAAGCTTCCTACCCTGTTCCGAATCGCTTCCAAGTATTCTTCCTGACTATTTACTTTAGGCATGTCTTGCCATTCCGCATTCAATCTTACTAGTGCAGAATCAACGCCACTTTTGGCCAGCGCTCGGCTGCGATGGCGCCCCTCATGGCCTGATATGTGTGGCAAACTGTATTTATGCCCAGCATACATGTCTAATTCAGGCACGCTATCAAACCCGCCCTCTATGCCTTGTAGATGCTTTATGTATTGATTGAATGGCATCATATTGTGCTCGCGGTCATAACGCGACCCACCCCGGATGTTTGGCATCGGCGTAGAATACTGCTCAAAGTTCTTAGGATCCATTGTCATCACCACACGGTGCTGACCTTCTGGAGCAAATGCACGCTTCAATGCGTCCAATGTATACATGTCTTCTAACTTGGGGATCTCATCGGCTGCGCGTTGCACACGCTTGCCACCATAATCACCCTGCAGTTGACGTATAAACTCTTCTAACTCTTTTAGTTTACTGGGCATATGGGTTACCTCGCGTCTTCATAAGGTCGTAAGTATCGTCCCAGTCATCTTCCTTGGGCGCACGGTTGATCTCTAGCCAGCCAGTGTCTTTCAAGTACCGTAGCGCCTGTACCGCAGCGTCCATCAAATCGTCGTGGCTGCATTGCGGAAAGGAACACATTTGGCTTACTAAGGGCTCCGCCCAGTCTCGCACAAAACCCTTACGATTACCAGATTCTGGCATCCATACGCGGCCTGCAGCGATTACAGTTGCGGCAATGTGTAGGCGCTGGAGCTTGTCAGCTCTGCCCGGATTCCAACCGACCACCGGCAGATGCATGCGTCGCAGCTCCTGCAGCAGCGAGATACCCGCCGCCTTTTCCTCGATAACAATCAGATCACACCGCTTCTGCTTCTTACCTGAACCGTAGCTAGTCTCCCATTCATCAAGTACTCGCGGCTTCAGATCTGGGAAGCTTAATCGTTCCTGCCAGCAATCCAGCAGCAATACTGCTAATGGACCATCGAGCGGCTGAAAGATCCCCCATGTGGTGCAGGCAGTATAGTCATTGGTTTGCTTTTCGCCATAAGCGCAGTCATAGCTTGTAATAACAAACTGCAGCTCCTCTGGAAATGGTTTGTGGTTAGGCCACAGCTTGATCCACTCACGCTTTACAACGCCACCTTCCTCGGCGTCCAATATCTCGGCATGGATCTCTTGACGGCCTAGCTTAGTTTGCTCGTACTGTAAAATCTGCTCCCGGAATGTTGGAGACAGGTTATCAATGTTGGCATACGTAGATGCACGATCCACGACAGTGGTCGGCGTTTCAATGATCTTGATCAGCAGGTCGCGAGGCTTAGGTGTAGTCGTTACAATTATGCGCGGGCTCTTGCCGAGGCGGAGGCCAAACATCATCATGTTCCAACAGTCTTCATCGCGCTGTATTGCAGCCAGCTCGTCTACCCATACCCAGCTGGTGTTCAAGCCCCGCAAACGTTCTGGGTTCTCCGCGCTGACCGCACGTATCTGACTACCGTTCTTCAGATATATGATCATATCTGTCTTGTTGTAGTCCTCAATTAAAAATTCAGGACATACCGCGAGCACCCCGCTCTCGCCTTCTATGCAAGTCAGCCTGCAGTCATTCGCAGTAGGAGCAATTATCAAACACCGGCTCTTCGGGTAAGTCCATGCCCACCACCACAATTGCTCCGCTCCAGAACGACTTTTGCCAGCCCCCCGACCCGCTATCAGCGCCCAGACCAAGTAGTCCTGCTCCATCGGTGGCGGTACTTGATGCTTCTTCGCTCGGCTTAACCATTGGTACCTCGCTGCGTATGCGATGCGATCCAAATCTGCTAGTTCATCCTGCGTGTCCTGCAGTATCTCTAGCGCGCTCATATCTCACCAGAGCGTATGCGCATCTCCAGATTAGTAAGTGCGGTTTGTATGGCCACCTTGATTGGCTGACCATCAGGCCCGCTGTATTCCGTCTTGTTTTCTACCTTGGTGACATGCAACCCTGCTGCTTTAGCACGACCCATCTCAGCCGTTATGGCTGCGTTGATGTTACCCATCTGCACGGCTTGATCTCTGAGCCACTCCATTACGTCTAAATGGGCTCTGAGCGTCAGCTGAACGTCCTCTACAGCAGGCGCTCTAAGCTCTTCGATCCTTGCCGTGATCTTGACGTTATCCATGACTTCTTTTGCCTTACGATGAACGCTCTCTGGTTTCATCTTTTCAGCATTGTAAGCCTGACGATAAGCTTCACTAGCATTGCCACATTCGACGTATGCAAGGCAAAACTTCTCCTGTTTTTCCGTCAGCATGTTGTGTTCCTGTTAAGGGTTGTACATGCGACGCAATATATCAGGATTATTGTGTGTTGTGGGGAACCATCAAATCGTTACTCACCATGCATTCTTTCATTAGAGTATGTAAACGTTGCCGTGTTGCCATCAACTTCTATTAATACATCCCAAGTTTTCTTGCACCAAGCACATACCACGTAGTCAATCATATTGTGCAAATGTGATACATCATCATGGCCGCCTCTTACAGCAAGCGTTGTATCAGTATGGCCTGCAATAAAGTCACATTTATCTGGGATTTCGCAATCCGCGCAAGGATGTAAGTCCTCTGCATAAACTTTACAAACCGGTTCTCCATCGTGAGGTAATGCTGCTTGACGTAACATTAAATTCTCCTAATCGTTATATTCCACCCCAAGGCCCCCCTACCCCCACAGCAGTGAGAGGGACTTGGGTTCCACCCGTCTATTGACGAACTCACCAGTTATGTTGCCATAACCCCGCGCCGTGAGTACAAGGCCAGCGCCCGGACTTTAGGAATTGCACCTTAGCTTTCGCATACCGGTAGACTTTTCTTCCACGCAGCCATCTCTAGCCCTTACTATCGAGTGGAGTCCGGTCTAACCAACAAGCCTTGCCCCAAGGGCGAGGCTCCCACAAAAAAAACCCCGTAAGCTTTAGGTGGGGCGGTTCCTTGGCGGGGAACAGACCGGGGCGCATTGAGTAGAAGATTTTTCTGCCTTTTGAGCAGGGAAACGCTTCCAGCCTACACACCCCACCTAAAATTTACGGGGTTATTTACTTCTACTCAGCACACTGACCGGCCAAGGTCAGACACATTTATTTTCACACTTACACAAAATGTTTGCAAGATGGCAAAATGTCCTGTATCGTTCTTCCCATGCAGTACCAATCAATAGCGAAAAGGAGCGAATCATGGACCACATTTACAGCGAATTAGCATACGAAGCCGGCACCAAGCGCCACATCTTAGAAAACGCCAGAAAGACATTTGAGCGTACATTTGAAGACGCCCCCGCAATTATCTCTTTTCTGGATTCCGGTCGTATCTACGATGACCGTGGCAACATCTGCTACAAAGAATCTTTTATGGGCAAGATGGCCAAGGCTTTTGATACGTATGGCAAATTGACAGTCAAGCAGGTAGAAGCCGTTCGCCGCATCTTAGAAAAGACGATGGCACGTAAAGCCGAGTGGACCGACAAACAAGCCAACCTCGATGCAAACCGTAAACACATTGGCGTAGTGGGTAAGCGCATGACCTTAACCGTTACCGTTAAAAAAATCATTGAGATCGACTGCATCCCCTTCAGCCGCTGGGATCCCGCCTACACCCTGATCAACATCCTCGAAGACGCCGACCAGAACGTCCTGATCTACAAGGGTCGTAGCCTGCAAGGATTGATCGGCGAGGGAGAGACAATAGAATTGACCTTCACCCCCAAGGATCATGGCGTTCGCAACGGCGTCAAGCAAACCATCATCAGCCGCCCAAAAATCAAGTAACACAAAAATGGGGGCATAAAAACCCCCTTCTTTTTTGCTAAAACACTTGCAAGATGACAAAACGTCCTGTATCGTTCTCTACATGCACTAACGTTAAGTGCCTAACAGCGAAAAGGATAGCGAAAATGAAGAACTCCATGACAATCAATGTTGAAACCTTTGTCCCTTACGCCATTGTCGATGGCAAATACACCGAAGGCTACCGTGCTGGCTGCGAAGCGCGTGATGGTTCGCCTATTGGCACTGTTGAAGTTACTCTGATGGGTAAAACTAAACGTGTTGTTGCCCTCAAATCTAATACCGATATGTATGCATATGGCATAGCCGGTCGCTATCAAACTGGCACTAAGGTTTGGTCAGGCACACTGATTTTAAACTTTAAAACCAACGGCTATCATTTCTATGGCGGTATGGATCACCGTGTCCGCTTTTCCACATTTCACCCAACTGGTTATTTTTATGATGATGTAGCGGATCATTATAAATCTAAAAAGTAATTAAACCGGGGGCTACGGCCCCCAATAGCGAAAAGGAGCGACAAAATGTTTAAATCAGCCCAAGAAGTGTACGACGAGCACATGCAAGATAATGCCTTAGCCGAGTTGTTCGTGGCTACACGAAGCAAAAACATGATCACTGATTTTGATCAAAAGTCTGATGATTTTCAGACATATATCAAGCTGTTAGTTAGCACCGGCACACTAGCCTATCTTTGCCAATTCCCCGGCGTTAGAGAGTACCTTAAAGAACAAACAAAGGAGATACTGTAATGTCTATTCAATTAGATTTGATTGAAAACTTTATTGCTTTGTACGAAAAGAAATTAAATAACGGTAATGCTTTGCCAAACAACACTTATGACGAGCGCGCGCGTAAAAATGCCGCAAATCTAGGTATGCTGAAAGGCGCCTTGTTCTGTATGGCATATGACGTACCCGGTGTTGCCGAGTATTTGAAAAAATATTGTGAGGAGGCCGTATGAAACGCATAACCCCGGCAAGTGTTGCCAGTGGATACATGAGTGACATGCTTACTGCCTGCCCTAAATGCGGTTGTGAGGATTATGTGGTTTACCGGCCCATGCCGGGTCATGGTGATCCCTCTGATACAACTTGCATTTGCCCATATTGCGAAACTGAATTTAAAGGAGTTACACCAGATGAATCTTAAAAAAATAACAGGTAAGAAGCTTGCGCAAGGTTACATAGGTTACCGCGCTCTTGATGCAGTTATGAACCCGGTAGTAGAGGTAATCCGTTTGGCTGTTTGGTTAGTTATTATCATCTGCACTGCGCTCGCATTGAGCGTATTGGAGCGTTTATGAGTCCCCATGAAAACTTGCGCGGTTACCGCTTAGACCATCATCTTACCCAATCACAGGCTGCTGCCATCTGTCACGTTTGCCTGCGTCAATGGATACGTTACGAGAGCGGTAAACAACCAATTCCACACTACATTTGGAAATTGTTTGTTTCGTCGTTCTACCTGACGGAAAAAGCTCACAAATACATTGATGAAATTATTTTAGATTTATCGAAAAAAAGTGCTTGACACGACATTTGGTCATCTATAAAGTACTACTTAACGTCAGTTGACGTTCATTCAAACCTAGCGAAAAGGAAGCGAAAATGACTACAGCAACTCTCTCCACCGCAGTATCCCTAGAACACAAAGTTGACTACTTAGGCGCATTGCTTGAGCAGATCAAAACCTTGACGGAGCAAGCTGATTTCATCAAAGACCAGCTCAAAGACGCTGCCACATTAGAGGGCAACGAGATGCGCGTTACCGGCATGGTGTACAACTCACTCGTGTACGCAGCCACCAAAAAGACCACTGACAAGAAAGCCTTTGAGGCAGGTCTACGCGCTGCAGGCATTGATCCTACCGTCGTTGCAGCGTGCGAGGCTTCCGCCAAGAAAGAGTCCACCTACTTCGCTGTTAAAACCGACCGTAACTAATTACAGGGGGGCGCAAGCCCCTCTTCACTGGAGATAATCATGGAATTAGGCGTAGATTTTGATTTAGATACTGGAATGTATACATGTGTGCTTTTAGATGACGATGGATGCCAACTTGGTTTTATAGCATCTAGTGAAAATTTGGCTAAAGCCGCATTTGCTTTAGGACGTGCCTTTGGCGCGCACCCAGAGCTGTTTGCGCGGGAACTAAGAGATTATTTTGACGGCATGAAGGAGAAACCTATCGCCGCATAAAGAACGTGTGGGGTGTCACCCCACTAGTGCTGACTCGCATGATATGAATCCCGGTGACAGGGAAGAGTGGTGGCAGACAACCTTAATTGCCCGTTGGCTACACGTTAGCAAACCTTCTTAGAGAGATGCAAGTCTCGTTGGTATTTGGAGGTAAGAGCACCCGTTACGAGGATCTTGCAGTCCTCGTGGCACCTAACTTAAAGGAGACAATCATGGATTTAAAAGTTACTTACGACCCTGAACTAACCCTCTTCTACGCGGCTTTTGTTGATGGTGATGGTTTGATGTTAGGACCGCAAGGGATCGCGGCTACGTTAGCAGGTGCTTGTCTACGTCTTGGCTACAAATATGGCAAACACCCTGAATGGTTTTCGCAGCCATTTACAGATGATTTTAATGACAAAGGAGTTCATTAAGTGGATAACGGCGATATAGCGTGGATCATCTATACAGGGATTTTAACCATCTGTTGGCTAGTCATGGAGCAAATGTGAGAGATAACATCGGCTGGCTCATTATAGGAATTCTTAGCGGCCTTCTATGGTGGTCAGCCGGTTATAACTGGTATCAATCTGCACGATACGATCAAATGTTAAAAGAGATTGAATCACTAACGTTTGAGCACGATGTTTGCATAGAACGAATTCAACAATTAACTGCAAGGGAACGCAAAAAATGAATTTATTACATACACAGCAAGAAAAGATTTTAAAAATGGCGCTTAAAATTCTTGACGCTAATAATGTTAAATACGCCATATTGTTTGACGATGGCACAAAAGTTGGGAATCTTGAGATAGCAAAACCAAAGATACGCACTGTCAAAGATCCGTATGGCCGTGGTACTGTGCGTGCATATCTTTTGCCTCTTATTCAGCCGCTTGAGGACGGTGAAACAATAAAGGTTTCATCACCTAATTATTCATTACCTTGGCTATCAAGCCATGCCAGCAAAATATGCTGCGATTTGTTTGGAAAAGGAAACTACCAAGTTAAAACAAAAAAAGATCATGTCTTAATTTTGCGTGCAGACAATCTTAAACTAATATCAAAAATTGATTTTGATGCGGCAATGATGCCGGGATTTGATGTTAGAAAAGCGCTTGCAAATCTAACTCTAAATTTAGATGACCCCACAACCTTTTAAGGAATTTAACAATGATTATGATCGACCATCCGACCTGTGGGTTGTGTAATAAGGTGATCGCGGATTTTGAAATTAATACCGATGAATCCAATGGAGATCGCGTGTACACGATGCGTTGCCACGGTGAGGAGCTCAAAGTAACTTACACCATCATGGATACAGTTCGATTAGAAATTTCCGAGCTCGGACGCCCTTTCAGCCCTAGTGCTACCGGAGAACTGATATGACACCAGAATACGAGCGTGGCTTTGTTGATGGTATGCAAAAGCAAATGCAATCAAGCGTAGATAAAGCAGTCAACGCAATGGCCCAGCGCAAATGGGTTGGGTTGACTGATGAGCCTGTCGGCAGATTTGCCAAATTTACTGATGGTATCTGGCGAGAAGTCACCGCTGGTTCTGCGGGAGTGCCTTTGTACGAGATGAGCAAAGAAGACGCTGATTATGAATACAAAATATATGACATTGCAAAATTTCACATACCCGAAGGCTCATATTCCATAGAAGAGGTTGAAAAAATGCTCATTCACATGAAACAAACAAAACAAAAAACAGAAGCATATCTTGCAAAAACACTAGAGCCAATTAAATAGAAGAACACCTAGCCTTTTCGCTGCATAATTAGATCCATGACCCTCTCTACCGTAACATTGAGGGCGTGGATCTCTTCCATTTTCTTCAAAGCCCACATCCGCTTTTCTCCATGCCATCCTAATTTCGGGTTCTGATGGCAATCCTTACACAACGCCACGACACAATACTGCAGATCCTGCTCAATGTGATGGGCATCCGATGGTCCCCGTGCATCACAGACTGAGCAGGGTAATTCTTTAACTAATCCAATATATGCCTTTTGTTTTGCAGTCAGCTTGTTATTCATAAAGTTGCTTTTTCTACTTGCCTATCATTTGCACATTGCGTGCGATATACATCGATGCGTGCCTGTGCAGCCGTGAGCTTCCACTTAATTGTTTCCTCGACCTGCACAGCGTCCCTAAGACCCTCTAACAGCTCTTGGTACTCTGGGTGAGCATAAGCCTCACGCTCTTGCGTTACAGCGCTAGAAAACCCTTCAGCGGCCGCCTGCTGCATCAATATCGCTTTCTTGCTCTTACGAAATTCTTCAAGAAAGACTCTCGCTGCTTTAGCGGCTGCAAACTCTCGTGAATGTTTGATCATGTACTCTATTGCCCGTTCAGGGCTTATTTTCTCGTCCATCGCCTATTTCCTCTATGGTTACTGTCATTGTTTCGCCGGGTCCCCGCCATCTGATGCGCAGGTCTGCTATTTGTGAATCGTCATCCCATACTTTTGCATGCGTAATTGCGTCTAAAACAACTTTTAGTAAATTATCTAAATCCCTAATTCTTTTATCTGGTTTAGAAACTTGTAAGTCCACTCTTAACAGCCCATTTGCTTTGCTGATCTTTTTGGTCATTAGTAATGTTGTCAGCATCCATTTGACTTGAGATCGGTAGTACAACCCGTTCTTGCTGATATATACCCGGCCCGTCGCATACCTCCAATACGTGTTGATTGTCGGCGGGTAAGGTAACTCGAACTGGATCATTTAAAAGTTGGCGCTCCAATGGGCTAATCCAGTGCGTCCTTTGCTCATAGTGTTGGCAGATTCTGATGCTAGGGAGTTTGGCAAATCGCTCTCGCTTCCAACAATGTTCCCACCATCCTTTTTTACCTGTCCAATGGACGCAATTGTTGCAGTTCGGTTTAACATCGGGGATATCCAGTTTTCCCGGCCCAAAGCGCGAACGCTTTGTATAAATTTCATAAGACATACAATTCCTGCCTTTTGATGAACATCATTAGCATCCCAGCCAATTTCCTCTGACATAGTCCAAGGCAAACCGGTGGCTCTTGCAGCATCCTCGCCAACGAACGACATATCATTATCCGCAAATACAAATCCAGACTTATCTTTTGCGACATAAACCAAATTTGCAGCTGAGAATGTAACCACCACGCTGTGATCAATACGTAAGGTTTTAAGCGCTTCTGACAACGATAGGCCGGTTGCCCAACCCTCACAAAACCATTGCTCAGAACCACGACCAATTCGCGTTACAGCGCCCTTAGCACGCATGCCGGGTAAAAACTTTTTGTCGTAGGACCGCGTATCAGGATTCCACCAAATCTTTTGTAAACCTACCAATTTATTTGTTAAATGATTGCGCATGGGAATCATCGTAACCTCGTCGTTTACATGCGCTTTTATGTGTCCTAAACCCTTAAATTTAAGGTAGGGGCTTTCTCCCAATTCGCATATGCTCAACATTGCTGCAGCATTCTTTTCGGCCAGCGCGTACCCTTTCATGCGCTCCATACGCGCTGCCGTGCGCTTCGCTTCCCAATCAAGCTTTTCACGCTCAGTCCAAGGTGTATCAGACTCAAACCATTCGAGCTGATTACCATCATCCCAGCTCATGCACCAACCCTTACGCCCGTCCCAATAATATGCACCATTAGTTGACCTAGGCTTTTTTTCTGTAGGGCAGCGCTGGATCTTGTCAGACGCATGCAGATTGCGTATTAACAAACCTTTAACTCGTGCAAAATCCTCAAATGTCATTACGTTCTCCTTTTAGACCAGCGGATCGTTGCTCGTCGCGCTGTGTTTTCTACTCTACGACCTACCTCTACAAGCCGATCATTCTCATTGAAAATAAAATTGCTTGGCGGTGTGGCCTTCATCACATCTTGATATAAGTACCACGCACGTTGGCGTCGCGTATCTGGCTTACCCCATTGACGTACATAACTACAGCATTCATTCCATATGCCTCTGTCATGCGTAATCTTGGTGCTGGTAAGCTCAAGCTCTACCATCTTGCCCTCTAACTCTTCTATAAGAGCAGTACGCTTTTTTTCGTGGCCGCAGGACATGCATCGATTTGTATAAGGGCTAAACCCGCATTCAGGGCAAGCTCGTACAATATCTTCTTCCTCTTCTTTGTCGCGCGCTTCCTTGTCGAGCTTTTCGCCATGATCAAGCCCATCAAGGCCACTAAAAAATATGGTTTCAAAATCTTGCCTGAATCGCAAAATATTGCCACTATGGTCCAACAATACGCAGTTCTCTTTGCCCGGATAAGACCTTAAACCACGGCCCCACATTTGAATTGCTGTTGACAAGCTTTTGCGCAAGGGCCTGCAATCCGCAACACAGCCTACGTCTGGTACATCGAAACCTTTGGCCAACGCCTCTACGCTGACCAGTACTCTAATAGCACTGTTAGGCTTTCTAAACTCTTTTAAAAGCTCCTGCCGCTCTGCATCCGGTGTATATGTACTGAATACAGCAGCCATGATGCCTTGCTCATTAAACCGGCGTGCAATTTCATTGCAGTGGTCTACTGTCGCACCGAAAATAATTGTTTTGCGGTCGCTTGCATACAAGATCCACGATTCGACCACATCACCTACTATTTCCTTACCTCTTGCTGCGGCCTCATTATCCGCCCATTCTCCACCAACTTTTTTAGCGCCAGCCATATTTGGCTTAGTGCCAGAAAAGATTCGCATTGGGACCAGCACGCCCTGTTTAGTCAACTCAGACATTGTCGTTGCGTTGATTAAGTTGCTAAACAAGTTACCTAGCCCAGCTGAAAACGGCGTAGCGGATAAACCTATTACTGCTGCCTTGCAGGTCGGAATATACTCAGTCCATGCTTTCATCTGCGTATGGCATTCGTCAATCACTACTACGTCAACCAACGAAGGCCAACCACGACGGGCAATTGTTTGCGCACTAGCAATTTGGAACATGGCATGCGGCCTATGGCGCCAATGATTGGCCTGTATCACACCATGATCAATCAAACCATAACTGTCAGCCACTGCAGACGTTTGATTGATTAAGGTTTCGCGGTCGCACAAAAAGATGCACCGCCTACCTTTGTCTAGCGCTTCTTTGATAATGCGCAAACCTAAGTAAGTTTTACCGGCGCCCGTAGGCGCCATAACCACTTGGTTTTTATGTCCACGGCGAGCGCCGTCACGTAATTGCTCATGCGCTCGCTTTTGAAACTCCCTTGGTTCAGGGAATTTAGTCTGAGGTGCTTCCACTTCGCTTAGGTTTTGCATTGTTCGCTCGTTGTAAATTTTTAACTTGTTTAATCGCCTCGTTCGCCATAGCCTCAAGACTGGCAATCCGACCTTCTTTTACGCGGTTCAGTTCTTGCGCCTGCTTGAGTTCTTTTAATAATACAGCATTGTGTTCGTCAGTTTCAATTACTTTACGCATCGAATCGTTTTCTTCTAATAACGATTCTGCATGATGTTGTAATTCATTGATTCGATCTGATAATGCCACCACTTCATTTTTTAAATCATCTCGTTCTTTTTCCAATTTTTTAACATAATCACTCACACGCGGATCGGCAGCCTTGCCCTCAGGGCGAGGCTTAGGCGGATTCTTTGGCTTGCTCCCGCTTTCTAACTTTTTGACGCCTTCAAGTATTGCTTCACCATCTCCTGCTAACACTGCTGCTTTTGCGCGATTAATTGTGCGTTCGCTTACATCTGCCAGCTCTGCCATTTGCTTATTTGTAGCTACATCAGGATTGTCATGCACACCATTTGCCGCCCATTTATAAACTGATACGACTGCTACGGCACGCTGCGCATCCGTCATATCGCGACGATGATAATTTAACGACATAACAAATGCGCGTGGGTCTACATCCTCAGGCAAGTCTGTTACAGGTAATTGTTTAGGATCTAAACCAGCCATCATACTGGCCGTATAACGATGCCATCCGTCTATGATTTCGCCTTCATATAACGTTATCGGGTTAAGCACGCCATTTTGTTTTATATCCTCTGATAATGCATGTAACCGCTCTGCGTTATAGGATGGAAAAGCTTTGCTAAGTGGGTGTCTTGAATACATATTAATCTCCGTAAATCTCAGGTAATAGCTCTTTTCGCGTGACCTTGCCGCCGGTCGCTTCCTCGATTTTTTTCGCTAAAAATGGACTGGGTTTATTCAATCCGTGGGACAAACGAGACATCCATGTCGTGGATATCCCAAGTTGTTTGGCCATCTTGATACGCGACCCGATGGGCAGCTCAAGAAAAAATTCGTACAGTGTCATAGTGTTCCTCCGAATGGGCGAGTGTATAACTAACACGAAGTGCTTGCAACATTGACTTCATGTTGCTATATTCGGCACTCCTACCAACCCCAAGGCGAAAATTATGGATGATGAATACCATCAGGCCATGCTCGAACGTGAACGTGAGCTGCAATTGGCTCTTGAACGTTTAGAACAAGGCATATTTACTCACGACGATATTGATTTAATCCGCTTTGAATGCGGTCAACCAAAAAAGGAATATCATGGCTCTTATAGCGAAAGAAAATAGCGGCGGCGGAGACTTTCAACTTATCCCACCGGGATCATATTTATCGCGTTGTTACAGAATATTAGATTTGGGAACGCAAAAAAGTGTCTACAAAGGCACTGAAAGCTATTTACATAAAATCATGCTGACCTTTGAGGTGCATGGCGATGATGCTGATTCTCGCCCATTAGTTACCAGCAAAGGTGAACCGCTTTCTATCAGCAAAACTTACACCTTGAGCTTGGGCGAGAAAGCAAACCTCCGCAAAGATCTTGAGTCGTGGCGCTCGCGCAAGTTT